TCTCCCCATTTACTACAAACTACATTAACTCGCATGGCAATCTCCACAATTTCTGGTACAAACGCTGAGGGGTTTCCTCTTCAAGTGTTGACTTATATTCTCAAAGTCATGGTTATAAATTATTTCACCGACATTAAATTTCGTCCCATCATTATACTTGAAATTGTATGTATAGTCAATAGGATGATACGGAAATAACTTGTGTTCCATTACATCTCTAGCAATGTACGCACACGGAAAAAGGTTGCCTTGCGAATTTACATAAAAATATTCACTCTTTCTCGCGTCACACCAAACTGGTTCCTTCTCTTTCATCTTGGGTTTCTTGGTTCTTACTTCCTCATCCTTTTTAAATCGTTTTAATGTTTCCAAACTTATTGGAATATCACTAGCGATACTATCACTAACCTTAGTTTCGTTCTCAGTTAGTTGAGTAGGAAGTACATGTTCAACCCTATCTACAAAAGGTAGGTCTTTTATATATGCCTTGAATGTCTGTACAGTGACAGTACAGCCTAATTTTTCTTTAAAATACCGACAAATGGACTCAATTTCGTCACAGTTTGTCGGGTCTGTGATTTCACACATAAATGTAACCCATTGTAACTTGAAGTTTTCAACTACGGTCTTGAGAGAATCGAGTGTATGTTCTTTTCCATTGACAAAAATATCATTAAATTCATTACCAGTATCATTTTGTTTGGTAGATAGTTGTATTAATGCACCTTCTGGATTACCATCATCATACAATCCTGTGTATAAGTCACTATATTGTTCTCCATGCATTTGGAAATACTTGACAAGAGTATCATTATCTTTTACATTACTTTGATTTATAACAGATATAAGTTCCTGTTTAGGCATGATGTTGTATAGTCGTTCAAATACTTTTTCATAATCTTCCTTGTAAAATAATTCTTTAAGGTTCTGTAGGTAGTATTTTTTATATAGAGATTGCACATCTTCATCTGATGCATCCCAGAACACTCTTTGCATCCCATGTTCTTTGATGTTCGACATAACATCTTTTTTAATTTTGGGTAGTGTGTTCTTATCCCACAATCTTTTGTACAACGCGAAACATTGTAGGAAACTTATGTTCCAGAAATATCTAACAGGCCCCAGTTCTTTCGCTTCATCAAATGCAGTTAGGTGAGACTTGTATATGTACCTTTGTTTGTAGAGGTCATATATATCATCCGCATCTTTGTTCCAGTATAGGGACTCATCACCTTGTACTAGTACAGGGTCATCTGGATAGTCAGCAAGAAACTTTTTGTGCATCGATATCATATCACCAGAGTCGTATAGTTCCTTAATAATCTTTCTATGGTGTGGTTCTATTTGTCGTATAAAGATGAGGTCAGATATCTCTCTTTCTAATTCTGGTACATGTACCTTCACTTCAGAAATTGTACCTTTAAAATATTCATCTAATTCTGGGAAATCCTTTATCATTTTTTCTGATAAAGATTGTAAATCATTTGTTTCAATAAGTTCTTTTATATCCGATATTGTCTCTTTGTCCATATAGTTTTCTTGTAACATACTATCTGTTAGAGATTCAAATCCAATCCACTCGCGTAGTGTTTCAAATTCTTTTGAATATTGTTCCCAATCTTGTTTTAATTGAGGTAAGTCTTTGAGGAATTTTTCTTCTAGTGTATCATAGTCTTTAGTACGCAGAAGTTGAGATATCTTATTAGTATGTTTATTCTTATCAAAAAAGTTTTCTGGGAACTTGGGCAACCACAGTTTTTCAAATTCTGTTTTGCCATGCCAGTGTATCAATAAGTTATAGTCTCTTAACTCATGTGGTTTGAGGTTGTTTTTATTTCTACCACCAACCGATGCTTCAAAGATACAAAACTTTGAATTTTCTCTATACAGATGTTGCGTGACATCATTGGGATGTTGTCTTCCTCTATTGTAGGAGTAAACCCATTCACTAGGTAAGAAAGACCAATAGTTATCGCCTACTGATTGGTGTTCTCTATATGGGTAATAGTTATCGGTTCCTTTCCAAAAAGTTTTAAACACCGTATCCTTGTGTTTCATTACATCGTTGTAAATCTTTTCCCCTTGGTTGGTACACCATAACATGACACTAGAGTTGTACAATGTGCCACGCATGTCTGTAAATCTTCTATCATTGAGAACCTTTGGATTTTCCCAATTAGAATAAATCATGTGTGGATTTTTCGATAGTTCAAATATGTCATCTATGTTGTTTTGGATTATGACATCTAAATCCAGATAACAGAAAGGGCCTTTAGTTTTTAACCAGTGATGAGAATTTAAGACAAGAAACTTTGCTCTGTCCCAACAATAATTTTCTTGACCAAACCAGTACCGTGGATGTAGTGGTTCTACATTCGGGATAGGTCTAGTCTTTATTGATTTCTCTATTCCTTCTGGTTCGTCTGTGTAGCATATAAACTTAAACCGTTTGGAATAGTTTTGCTGAACCATTTTGTAGAGATTGTTTACATATTCTGGGGAGTACTTGTTACCCCATTTCATGCAAAGAAAGTGCATCATAATATTTTTTTCTCAAATCGTAATTGACTTCATTCTGTCCATTTAATAGAACAACTGGATAATCTGGTTTTATTTGATGAGCTCTCGGTGAGGTATCTGTTTCCATGTCTACCCCAGCAAGAAATGAATATATCAACCCCTTGGGGAATGTTCTCTTGAACATTTTTTCATCATATAAAAAGTTATCATCCTTACCTTGATATTTATGCAAGTTGTAGTCCCAGTTTTTAAAAAAGTTCTCTGTTATATAGGCAGCATTGTCACAACTCCATGCCATAACACTAGAGTTCCACGCGCCACCAAAGTCTTTCCAGTAGGTTTCACATATAGTAGGTTCATCACAGTATTCAAACAGTGGGCCAAGGTCTCCCTGTACGATTACATCTAAGTCTAAATATAAAGTTGGGCCACCAAAATTACTTTTTAGGAGTACAATTTTTTCCCAGTTGCCCAGACCAGTAGACTTCTGTGTAAGTATTCCTTGTTGTAATCCCTCTGGGTCATCTGTACGACACCAGAAGTTACCACCCGCTAGATAAGGTTTACACATATTATAAATAGTGTTTACATCATTGGAAGAGTATTTGTTTCCGTATTTTAGTGTAACAATAGATCTCATAAATTTAAAGGTATATATTCCATGGCAAAAAAAGTAATCAAAAATATAACCATAGACCAAGGTGCCACTTTCAGCGATACCATTACTGTTACAACAGATGGTTCGACTGTTAAAAACCTTACTGGCTATACAACAACATCACAGTTTAGAAAAAGCTATGACAGTACTACTTATACAAGTTTTACAACCGCTCAAGTAGACGCTACTGGAGTTATAACCTTATCTCTTACTGCAACACAAACCACTGCACTCAAGTCTGGTAGATATGTGTATGATGTAGAAATTGCTAACTCTCCAGAGGTATTGAGAGTACAGGAAGGTATCATTACAGTATCCCCACAAGTAACTAAATCATAAGGAAAGACAAGTGAATAATAAAGATTGGCGTGTTAAGCAACAAGACATGACAGAATTGAATGGAGATGGCAATAGAGATAGGGGTAGATATGGGGAAGATGAACCCAAAGAAATCCAAGAAGATAAACCTACCTCGGAAGCCAAAGAGGAAAAATAATGGATGAGTTAACTAAACTTTTTGAGGCGATTGCAAAAGAGAAAACAAGAACTCTTGATTTGCAAAAAGAAGAAGTACTCAAACAAGTTAAGAAAACTGAAAAGAAAAATGCTCACCGCTCCAAAGTAAAAGAAGATTTTTGGAGTGTGTTTAAGAGCGAACTCAAAAAACTTTCTGAAGAAGAAGAACAAAATAAAAACAAGTTAGAAAAGTTAGAAGAAATCAGAGATGAGTTCAAAGATGTAACTCCAATATTATATAAAGAAGAGGTTGAAGAAGAACACCAACCATCTTCACCAGATTTCTTTGCAGGCATCGACCCACAAAAAATGGCAAATGAGTTTGATATCCGACCAGTAAGTCAAATGACGGAGGATATGTCTACACAATCTGGGCCATATGAATTAAAAGACCACCCCACTACACTAATAGAAATGCCACAGGAAAAAGAGTGGCCCGAAGAATTACCTACACCAGAACCAAACACCACAGGAAAACTAGACCCAGACATTTCTGCTTTAGAAGCAAAAGTTAACAAATTGGAAATGAAATATGCTGGTGCGGTAGAAGAAGAAGTCAAAGAGATAACAGAGGAAGCACAACCAGAGTCATTCAATGTAACTAAAGATGCTTATAGTGCGGTTATGGATGTTCTTAGTCTCAAACCTACAGAGAAGAAAGACAAGGAAGAAAGACAACTCCAAGAACTCGCTGTACAATATCTTGCCGAGAAAAAACAAGTTGTACAGGAACAGGTAAACGAGACAGATAGTCTGCAAAAACAAATAGTAGATATTAACGCTAACATACGACAATTGATATTGGGTATGCAAGGTATCGGTGGCGGTGGTGAGGTTCGACTAGAGTTCCTAGATGACATTGACAGGTCTACCGCGAAGGTTAATAATAAGTTCTTGATGTACGATTCCACTATTCAAAAGTGGAAAGGTGTAGATGCACACGAAGAATCTGGATTAGATAGAGTAACCTCACATATAATTCCTTCTGCAAACGATACATATGATCTTGGTTCATCTACATTAAGATGGAGAGACATCTATACTTCTGGTAATACTCTTGACCTTGGTGGGATGAAACTTAAAAATGATGGTAGTCATAACCTAGAAATTCAAGATGGTAGTGGTAAT